CTACCCCCCCAAAAACAAAAAGTCCACATAAAAAACCGCTAAACCCATTGTAACGCATTGATATATAAATTATTAAATGGATATATTTAGAAAATGAAAAAAAAACGAAATGTCCATTTATACCATTTTACTACCATTTTACTACCATTTATTTTACCATTAATTACGAAATAACCGATTATACTACTATTATTAACCCTAAAAAGCCATAAAGCTACCATTTATAAGCCCTGCGGGGCTTTTTTTATTGAATGATCTACGGTTTTTACTCTTTAAAAACACTCTTTAAAGCTCTTTAAAGAGTGCAAAACGGACATTTCGTTTTTGGGTAATTTTGGTATTGGTTGGACAGTTGGTTGGACAGTTGGTTGGACAATTTTTGTTTTATTTTACCTTTAAAATAACCACGAAATGTATTAAAAATATACTGAAAATTAAAAAAACTTAAACTTAACACCCCCCCAAATGCAAAATTAAATATATAGAAAAATATTAAAACGCTGATTTGCAAGTATTTAAGTTTTTTACACTAATTGATTAATATTTGCTTACCCGCCTTTGCCCAAAGAAGTAACAGTAGGCTGTACTTCAAGTGCCTAATTACGCTCATTATTTGGGCGCCATAGGTTTACTATGACTTGCAGAAAGGCTCTCTTTTTTAAGTTTTTGGTTTTCTGCGGTAAGCTGCTGTACCTCCTGCTCCAATGACTTTATGCGGTGGCGTTGCAGCGAGATTACCTCCTCACGCTCCTGCATTTTCTCCTTTACGATTGCCATTTTCTCTGCACACTCACTGCCCGACACTGCCGGTTGGCGAACCATAGACCCCCTACCGGTTAAGAGCCAATCGGGGTTTATTTCAATGTAATAATTTACTATTTTCTCTATTATAGTGCTTGAAATCGCCCCGTTAGATGCTCTTTGTTTGGAAAAATAACCGTTACTAACATCAATTTCTTTTGATAATTTGTATATACTATCGCCTTTATTATCAACGTAATAGTATAATCGTTCAATTACTGTATTCATAATTTTTAAAAATTACGAGAAAAAAGTATAAAAAAAGTTTGCGTATGTGAAAATAGTAATATACTTTTGTCTCAATATTAAAAACATAAAAATAGAACAAAAAAATGGAACACATAACATTTAATTTGGAAGCACTCAAAATCGTGGCAAAAAGATATGGTTTTACCGTACACTATATAAAGACCATATTGTGGGGAACCCGCACACCGAAGTTTGCCGAGCAAATAAAACAAGAATATTTTGATACGATAGGACAATTAGAAAACCTATCGGACACAAAACTTAAACCTATTCAATAATCATTAAACTTAATTAATTATGAGACCAATCTCCATCACCACAAAACACTTCTTGTCCGAAGATGGCAAAAGAGTAGCCAGTACCAAAAAAACGTGGAAATTTTTCGGCATTACGATTATTACAAAGCAGCACTTTTATCCCGAGACAGCGGAATATACTGTTTTTGATATGTAGGTTATACGATGAGTTTTTTTGCATCGTGCTGTAAATCTTTCAGGTAACGGTCGTATCCGGAAACGGTAGTTTTACCCTCCAATTTTTCAATTTTTTTGGCAAGAAGCACAATCATAGCTTCAAGCAATTTAATTTTTTCAGAATCACTCATATCACTATTATTTAAGATTAGACGCCACAAATATAGTGATTACTTCCCGAAAAGCATACACACGTGAGGCAGGTACACGGCGGGAGCAAAACTTAAATCCAATTAATCATGAGTACAACTAAAATAATTTTTGAGATAGAATCGGACATTCAAATTTCGCTTCACTTATATAATGAAGCTGCCGAATTATTTCTAAATCATTTAAAAAAATATTACGAAGAGCAACTGTTGAAAGGTAATAACTTTCCATATCCTTTTGGATTATTACCGAAAACGAAAAATGTTCAAATGATAATTCCACGTCAATTAAATCATTTGAGTAAATCGTGCCCTCTATATTATAAAAGGCAAAAAGGTCTTGGTAGTGCTGCACGACCTTCTCAAAATCAACTTTTGAGCATTCAATAACAAATGAAATAGTGCAATAAAATTTCTTTAAATCGGCATTAACATTTTTTTTCATAATCACTATTATTTAAGATTAGACGCCACAAATATAGTGATTACTTCCCGAATAGCATACACCCGTGGGGCAGGTACACGGCGGGAGCAACGATAAAATAACAACGTATATGCAAGACACACCTTATATACTCTATGCAGGAAAAATTGGCGTAATGGTCAATTATCTTGTATGGGACGAAAAAATAAAGCACCCAAACAGCCTATCGCTCATAGGCTATGATAATTTGATAAAAAAATGCACCCGAAAAAACAACTGCGAAGTACAACTAAAAAGGGCATCTTTTGGCAACCCGGCACTCGTTTTATATTCAAGTCTTTCAAGAAGTATTAAAGACGCTTTAAACGTCCGCTTTGGATCCCCACGGGTAGAGGCAAAAAAGAGCTGGTTTGCCACACATTATGAAAGTTCAAAAGAGGCATATAACTATTATATCAACTACCGAGATGAAGATGGCGGTAAATTGGACTTGAAATTGGTGGAGCAATATACCTACGATGCCGGTGTATTAGATACCGTTCTAAAAATTAAGACGAACCGATTGGCTTATGCGGCTTCTTTGGATTATAATAATCTCAATATTTGGCAATCACTGTCAAATGACGTAAATGCGTTTAGTGAAGTACCTCACAAATTACCCACCACACCCGATTCTCTAAGACATAAGGTAAGTAAATACGCCAAGTATAAATACGCCTCATTAATCAGTGCTAAAAGAAAGAATAACAATGCCGCAAAGATAGTTTCCAAAGAGCAAATGGCGTTATTAGACGAGCTGATAAGTAAGCATACCAATCTTGATAATGAATTGATAGCCACGTTACACAATGTGGTGTGTGAAAAAGTAGGATGGGAAACTATCACGGCGCAGACAGTAGCAAACCGCAAAGAAAAATCTCACTTAGTTACTTACGCCGGTCGTCATGGCGTCAAGAATTTGAAAAATAATTTATTGATGCAGGTCAAGAGGAAGGGACCCAGCGCCCCAATGCTCTATTGGACCTTAGACGGCTGGCAGGTAGAGCTACTCTACCAAGAGACAAGCACAAATGCCAAAGGAAATACAGTAACTACCTATCATAACAGGCTGACAGTAGTCATCGTATTAGACGCATTCAATAAGTATCCTGTGGGGTATGCCATAGGTGAGCATGAGAATGTAGCGTTGATAACCAAGGCAATCCAAAATGCAATGCAACATTCAAGAGAATTATTTGGAGCCCTCTACATGCCCTACCAGTTGCAAAGCGATAACTATGGGCGTGGCGCATTGACACCTGTTTATAATACTACAACAAGCCATTACACACCCGCACAGGTGGGTAACGCAAAGTCAAAAATAATAGAGCCGTATTTTAACCAACTCAATAACAAATATTGCAAATTAATGGACAATTGGAGCGGGTACAATGTGGTTTCAGGGTCCAAGAATCAACCCAATGTAGAGGTACTCAACCAAATAAAAAGAACATTTCCGGACAAAGCAGGGGTTATGAATCAGATTAATGGAATTATAGCGGCTGAGCGACACAAAAAACAAAAGGAATACGCCTCAAATTGGAGCAATACCAAAGAGGAACACCGCCAGATAATGACCACCGAGAGTTATCTACTCGCCTTTGGTTCTACCACCGGAGAAACTAATAAGCTACGTGGGCAGGGAGTAGTAGCCACCATAGAGGGTAGCAAATACACCTTTGACAGTTTTGACATCAATTTTCGCCATGCCATGCACAAAGATTGGCAATTGCGATATGACATTCAAGATTTAGGGCAAGTGTTAGCGGTCTCAGCGGATGGTTCCGAGCGTTTTATGCTTGAAAATGTATATGTGCAACCCATGGCACTTGCCGATAGAATAGACGGCGATTATGAGGCGTTACAACGTACAGGCGACTTTAACAAAGATGTAGTTACCTACATTGCCGACACACACGTAGATAACCAAAATGTATTGATAGAATTTTTTACAGACAAACCTCAACTCAATAACACGCTTGCAAAAATGCTTTTAACAAACTCTCTCGGGCAGCACAAAGATGCCTTGCACGAGAACCTGTCTATTGCCAATGCTAAAAAATTGGAATTAAAAGAAAATAGAAAAGAGCAAAAGGAAACAGCAAGGACAAAAGCCACCGAGCAAATGCAATATTACAACGAAAAAGTGGCAATAGAAGAATACCTGTAAAATAGCAATTAACCCAATTTTAATATGAACCATTCAACAAAAATCAACATTATCGCCGCCTTAAAGGCGTATTTGGCAAGTAACAATTTGACGCAGGCCGATTTTGCCCGAAAAATTGACATGCGAGTCGAGTACATGACGCACTTATTGCGAGAAAACTCCGACTTCACCGTTCCTACGGGTGGTAAACCCACCCCAATAGCGGACAAATATTTTGATAAAATTGCTGTATTTATAGGTTTTTCCTATAAAAAAGAGTATTGGAAAGTGATGCCAACCCCACAGTTCACGGCTGCTATTGCCATTTTAGCCGATGCAAAAAAACACGGCACTACCAATATTATCATTGGCGAAACCGGAAGCGGCAAGACAGTGGCAATAGAGGCATTTATGCGTAAGCATCCGGTGGACACTTTTATAGTAACAGTGGGTTCTACCGACAATCTCGGAGACTTGATAGAAAAGATTGTAGATAAACTAAAAATTACAACCGGAAAAACAAAGTCTAAAAAACTGAGAGACATCTCCAACAAATTGAGACAAATGAGCGACGATGGGCATAACCCTGTTATCATATTTGACGAAAGTGAATACATGAAGCAACCCGCCCTTGCGAGCATGAAGGAGTTGTACGATTATCTGTTTGAATATGCCAGTATTGTCTTGGTTGGAACTGAGCAATTAATTGAGAACATAGACCGCCTACGCAAAAAAAACAAACCCGGCATTCCGCAGTTTTACCGCCGTATCAAATTTGGGATTCGATATTTGCCAAACATTGACAAAAGTTACAAGGAATTTGATTTGGAGTTAGATAAGGAAGTGATGGCTTACGTTCGCACATTGGCCGATAACTATGGCGAACTACACGATGTAATGGTACCGACAAGACGTGAATCAGAGCGAACAGGCGAACCCGTTACAATCAATTTTATAAACAAAGTTTTAAATTTGAGACATGGCGGTAGATAAGGTGAAAAAAGCGCTCACAGTAGCAAATATACAGAACCAATCCGTACATAGGTTATCTTTTAGCGAGGATTTTTATCAGCCGTTTGGTCGCCCGCAAAATAAAGGGGTTTGGGGCGTGTGGGGCACATCTGCCAGCGGTAAGAGTACCTTTATGATGATGCTTGCCAAAGAGTTTGCAAAAATTGACAAAACGCTCTACAATCTATTAGAGGAGGAACCCGACGATTCAGACTATATAGATCGTACAAAGTTGATAGAAATGGGAGATGTGGCTAAAAACTTTCATACAGTATCATTCAACAAGGAAGAATTGAGCATGTATATGAAGCGAAGAAATCCACCAAAGTTCATAGTGATAGATTCGCTGCCCTATTTTGATATTTACACATTTGAGGACTATTTAGAATTTAAACGAAAGCATCGAAGCAAAATAATTGTTTTTGTGATGCACGCCGAGGGAAAGCATCCATCGGGAGACTTAGCGAGAAAGATCATGTACGACAGCAAAATGAAGATATATATATCCGGATATGTAGCCACCTGCAAGGGCAGAACCATTGGTCCAAATGGAGGACAATTTATCATCTGGCAAGAAGGCTACGAAAAATTAAACGGAACTAAATAATTAGCTGATTAGCCAATTAGCCAATTAGCCAATTAGCCAATTAGCCAATTAGCCAATTAGCCAATTAGCCAATTACGAATTTTAAAATAAAAAAAATGAACACAAAAAACCCAATTCCCGAAGTGCTGAAAGTAACCCAAAGCCATTACAATTGGAAAAAATTAGACCTATTTCACCAATGGTGCAATATGCGAAGTGTCAACAGCATGGAACTTCAAAATCTAATCACAAGCAAACTGCTTTACCACTGGTTCAGCCGAGAATTAGACGGCATAGAGTTACAGTTCTACGACCGCCTTACCACTACCGTAGAGAATCACATAGTACTCTACAACAGGATGACGCAGACAATCCTTAGTTACAGCCCTCCCACTTCGCTATTGCGAGGCATCAAGAGAACAGGGCTTCCTAATATTATCAACGAAATAAACCTCAATTAATTAGCTGATTAGCTGATTAGTTGATTAGCTGATTAGCTGATTAGTTGATTAGTTGATTAGTTGATTAGTTGATTAGTTGATTAGCTGATTAGCTGATTAGCTGATTAGTTGATTAGTTGATTAGTTGATTAGTTGATTAGCTGATTAGTTGATTAGCATACTTCGGAGTTTCAGCTACGCTCAATGACCACGCTCGGTAACCGCCGCTCAACGACCGAAGCTCAGCACATCGCATTTTCACATTTTCACATTAACACATAAACACATTAACACAATGGCAACACAAAGACAAAAAAAAACAATTCTACAAGGCGTTACAAGAGAACAGGCAGATAGCGCCTTTGCGGAATACGCCACCGCAGATGCACGTATGCAACAAATCACCTCCAAAATGGATATGCAAATAACCAAGATAAGAGAGAGTTATCAAGACGAACTCACCAAATTGCAAGACAAAAAAAGCAACACTTTTGACGTATTGCAGGTGTATGCCACCGAAAACAAGGAGGTACTTTTTACCAAGAAAAAGAGCGTAGAGAGCACTCACGGTATTTTTGGGTTCCGTACCGGAACCCCCAAACTGAAAACCCAAAAAGGCTTTACTTGGAGCGCAGTTACCAATATGCTTAGGGAGTTTTTACCGGAATACGTGCGTACCACAGAGGAACCAAGCAAGGACAAGCTCCTTGCCGACAGAGAAGTACCTGAAGTGGCAGCACTATTTGAAAAGGTCGGAATCCTTGTTGATCAAGATGAAACTTTTTTTGTGGAAGTTAAAAAAGAGGAAGTGTCAATTAATTAGCTGATTAGCTGATTAGCCGATTAGCTGATTAGTTGATTAGCCGATTAGCAATACTCACTACTCACTACTTAATACTCAATACTCACTACTGAATATGTACAAATTTAACACCATATCCGACACGAGTTTCGTGGTCAACGGCCACGAGATAAGAAAAGATAGTAATGGGGCTTGGTTTGCCAAGCCACCGGTTACCGATACTCAAATGCAAAAAGCAATCAATAACTTTATTTTATCCTTAGAAAATGGAACATCAGACCATACACGACCACAACTCCAACGCCCATCAGAGAGAAAAAGCGATCAAAGCACTTAAAATTGCAAAAGAGATGGAAGCTATAAAAATCCAAAAAGGAGCAAAATACATCAGAACAGATAATCGAACAGAAATTTTAAGAAATGACAGTAACAAAAGAGCAAATAATAACCATTCACGTACTGCTACCGGAGCGCATTAAGCGAGATGCTGAGGCAAAGGAAGAACTACTTATGGCAATGACCGGTAATCCGGAAATACGCAGTACTACGAAATTGACCTTTGACGAGGCCAATGACCTCATTGCCTCGCTTGGAGGTAAAAGGCATTCGTATGACCACTGGGCAATCTTTGACCGTAATAACGACCAACATAGGTACATTATGTCCTTAATGATACAAGTAGGTTGGAGTAATTATGAGGTTAATTTAGGAAGACATCTGGCAGATATGAAGCATTTAAGCGAGTTCTTAAAGAGTGAGAAATCGCCCTGCCAAAAGAAGCTAAAAGACATGAACGTCTTAGAAACTTCAAGGGTAATCAGAGCCCTTGAAGGCATCTTAAAACACAATTTAAAATGAACTTAAAAAACAATAAAATGAAAACAAAACAGCAGCCGAAATCAATCATGACTTTCAACAGTTTTTTAAAGTGGATGGAAAAAATAAGCAACATTTATACATCTGATTTATTGTCGGACAACGACAGATTCGTAAACCTCATGGAAAAATTCAAATACTTAGACAATTAGTTGGGTTAATAGTTGGTTATCCCTGTTCATTTAATCGGTAAGATCTCTGCATATCGGAGTATAAGCGTTCGAGTCGCTTACAGGGAGCATTATAAAGTTAAAAGTCGTAGTGAAACGAAGACCACGCATTGGGCGTGGTTAAAAGTCGTAGTGAAACGAAGACCACGCATTGGGCGTGGTTAAAAGTTAAAAGGTGGTTGAGTGATTTTCTGAAACCCAAGTTGTGAGTTAAAAAAATGCCTTTTTGAAAATTGTACCGAAACCACCGCAGTTAAAAATTAAAAGTTAAAAGTTAAAAATGAGCAATTACAAACAAACACCAAAAGACAAAAATTACACAGAGCTGCTGCAAGTAGCCGAGATGTACCGAGACCAGATGCTTGGCAATCCTGCCGAGCATTCCATAGCATATACCGTTTGCGATGTGGCAATAAAGAACTATTACAAGATAAATCCATGCCCGCACAGGTGGTTAAAGGCGATTAAGCCCGTAAAAACAGCTTGCGGCTGCGAAACCACCGTAATCGTGTGTCAAGATTGTGGGACTGATATGACAATACCGATAACCGATTGTTAATGTGCCAATAATCCAATGAATTAATAACCTATTTAACAATGAGTAAAATAATATCAATAGACCAATTTCAAGATTACGTGGACGAATTTTTTGAGCCATGGCGATTTTTAGGAAGTTTTAAGGACGAGGACGAGTTTGCTGAATGGCTAGACTTGGGATCCATTGACGACCTGCAGAACCTGTTGGGTGTGTTTGCCAAATTCCGGTGGGCAACCGATATGGTATTGGAGGCTATCAACCGCAAAATGACAATTAGCTAATTAGCAGATTAGCAGATTAGCTAATTAGCGGATTAGCAGATTAGCGGATTAGCTAATTAGCAGATTAGCAGATTAACAGATTAGCGGATTAACTAATTAGCGGATTAACAAATTAGCAAATTATGAATACATCTGTACATTTTCACAACACACCCGGCTATGAAGGAGCGGAACTGTAACGCCGCACCGTGCGGGCCGTTAGACAATCGGACAAAGTACTTGCCATAATGGAGATAACCGGAAGACCTATGAGTGCTGAAGATATTATGCAGTATTATGATAACCGACATACACCACTTACATCCATTCGCCGCTGCCTGACAAACTTAGCTTATGAGGGAAAAATTGAAAAAGCAACACAGGTGATTGGAAAATACGGAGTTAAAATTTATCAGTATAAAATAATTTAAAAATGTGGAAATTAACAATACTCAATGAACCTAAAACCGCAACTGATTTAAGAATTATTTCTATTCTTAAAGAAATGAAAGATTCATATTCATGGGATTCGGAAAGTTTAAAAGAACATTTTAAACTTTTAGTAAAAGAGATATCAAGAAGCAACAACTTTTCAGCCGATTTGATGTATAAAGTTACACCAATAAATAATAAAAGTGTTGATGTTTGGAAACTAGACGTAAAGGGCAATTATAAGCGAAAGATGGTTAAAATGGATTATTATGAGTGATATAAAAAAAAATTGGACATCCTCAGAGGATGCTATTATAATAGATAGATACCCGACA